AATCAGCGACTGCGATGATGGAATCCTCGTTCAGTTCGCTGGAATACTGCGTCAAAGCAGCCAGTTTCTTAGCTTCCAAACGCACCTGATCAAGTGCCGTTGTGGATGCGGTGATCGTGTCGTTCTGGCCCACGAAATACGTGGTGAATCCAGAGACACGACGAGGCACCAGCGACACATCAGAAGTCATCGGCCAGTTCATGGCGTATCGCCGAAACATGCCGAATTCTTCCTTGAGGTCGATCAGAGCGTTTTCCAGCACTTCAGGAACGAGATACCCGCCCTTGCTGTTTTCGTCGCTGCTGTGCTGCATCGACACGCCGTGATCTTTCAGCCACATCTTTGACTTGTCATCGTTGCCGATGGCAGCCATCAAAAATCGGCCGGTCAAGTACGCGTTTGCCTCAGCGTCTGGGCCTTTGAAGTGCTTGACTGTGCCGTGACGCTTGGCAGTTGCTGGAACAAGCACCCGAGGAGGCTCTGCAGTGGCGAGTGCGGTGCTGTTGGCTTGGCCGCCAACTTCGATTGAGCCGATTGAACGAACTCGTGCGGCTGCGTTTGCGTTGACGCGAGCAGCTCGTTTTTCGTCGGCGTACAATTTCTGCAGAACGCCGGGCTTGTCGTCCGTGCCTTGGATGCGATCCACTTCGGCGGCTTCTTCTGGCGTGAAGTCGCGGTTTTCTTCCTTTGCGAGAGCGACGATGGCATCAACCTTGCCAAGCTCTTCGTCAATTTGCTCGCGAATTACCTTCAGATTCCAAATCATTTCCATAGTCCTTAGTCGATTGTGATGCCGACTCAGGCCATGAAAAAAGCGGCTCAAAAAGTCGGCGAAATTGTATTCGCTTTGACTTTTCCGCGCCGCTAACGAGTTGCTCAGAAAAATGTGTTCGGTGCGGGATGACTCCCCGCGTGCGTGCATCTAAGCAGATGATTTGTTTTCTGTCAATAGAAAAAGGCGACTGAAATGAATCAGCCGCCTCTACCTTGCCTTACCCAGCCCTGCCCTGCCGGACCTTGCCTTGCCGTGCCCCGCCGAGGCCAATCCTGCCTTGACGATTTGCGGAACCGCCACCAACTCTAAAAGAGTCCCTGCCACGCCCCGCCGCGCCCAGCCTTGCCAATCCCTACCCCGCCTCGCCGAACCTTGACGATTCGCGATGCCACCACTCTGATAATCAGAGCCTTGCCGTGCCGATCCTTTTCCCACCATGCCCCACCTCACCGTGGGATTTACTTGCTGCGGGAACGATCCGCAGTTCGCCAACCAAGTGACACCTTGCCTTGCCGAACCCAAGCACACCCATCCGCACCGTGCCCTGCCGGGCCTTAACAATTCGCAGAAACCACCACCAACTCTAAAAAGAGTCCTTGCCAAGCCTTGCCCGACCCCGCCTGACCTTGCCACACCCTGCCGCGCCATAACTATTCAACAATCTGAAACCGGCCAAACTTCGGGCGATAGTCGCACAGCCCGACCTGCGTTCCAGCATCTGACACCGCCAGCATGATCTGTTCAGGATTCACAAGATCAGCGTTGTAACTGACTTCGAATTCCAGTCGCCAGTTGCGGAAGATTGGCCGCGTTCGCATGACTCGCGACGTGCCGACCTTAACGCCTCGCACGTCCGCAAACTCTTCGTTCCGCTCCCACAGTTGATCCACGGTCAGCTTTTCGCCGTAGTCAAGCGGAGCGTTTTCCATCACGGCGATAGCTGATTTGAATTGTTTGCCGAGCTTGCTTTTCTTCGCGCCTTCGATAAGGCATGACTCAATAACTTCTGATGGAATTTGAACAACACCCGCTGGAGAAACGTAAAGCCCTGCTTTAAATTCCAGTCTGCTTAACTCAGCGTGTACCTCGTCCGTTTTCTTTCGCTGCCCAGTCAATGCCTTCATCTGCTTGACCAACGGATTCAGCGGATTCGCAAGCTGCCCGTTGTGCATTAACAGAGGTGCAATGCCTTCGATCGTAAACGTGATAGAATTAGCCATGTCTTACCACTCCATGAAAAAACCCGCACACAAGCGGTCAGACTTGTGGCGGGTTTCTCAGTCCGGATTACTCCGGGAAAGTTCTGTTGAATCATCTCTGACCAGATGACTTGTGCGAGATAGTAGGAGGATCATCGCAACGTGTCAACGCCCAAACATAGCCTTAATTTGCTGAAGTCGTATTTCACGCGATGCAATCGTTGCTGGCGTCCGACTTCCTGCCTTTGGCTCGTTGGTCTTTTCGCCTTCCGGCTTGCTGCCATACATCGCCTTTGCGAACTTTGGAGCGTCAACGACAATATCTCCGACCTCTGTCGCAAACCCGGCCGCAACTGCTTCTTGTGCCGTGTACCACGTTTCTGCGTCGAGAATGGCCATTATCTTTTTGCGGTCCTTTTTTGTCCGGTCCATGTAGGCGTCCAGAATCGAATCGCGGTATTTGTCCAGAACGTCAGCGGTCTTTCGCAACTCAGCGGCGCTACCCATCGCCATCGTCCACGGATTGTGAACCATCATCATGGCATTTTTTGCCATCACGACCCGATCTCCAGCCATTGCGATGTAACTGGCGATCGAATACGCCGACGAATCGACGACAACATCAACGCCGCCCTGATGCCGCTTCAGTGCGTTAAAGATTGCTCGCCCTTCGTCCACGCTTCCGCCGGGGGATGAAATCCGGAGCGTCACCTTGCGGCCTGACATCTTTGCAAGGTCAGGTAGTACCGTTGCCGCGTCAATCATGCCCCAAAAAGATGAGCCGATTGCGTCGTAGAGAAAGATTTCGCCGGTTTCCAAATCAGACTGGTACATGCTTCGCAACCTTTTCGACTAGGGAATCATGAACGAAAATTGAATTGACTCGTGTCGTCCCGAGTCGCGTGTAATTGAAATCACAAGCAATCGAATAAATGGTTGTGGCGTTGTCTTGAATCTTGAAGCCTCCATCGATCTCAATGCCTAGCAGCCACGCTGGAACACGCCCTACATCATCCGTATTTGCAGGATGACATTTGTCGAAGTGTTCCACCATCAGCATTCTTGGTTTGTGATACGTTAACATCTGCTCCATGATGACGCTGTCGATGCTGTCAACGTCAATCACGCACAGCATTAAGTTGTCACCAAGGTGGCAACTCGTGTTTAGGACGAACGCTGCGCGAAGATTTGCTTTTGGAAACTTTTCGTGAAGTTTTTTCAGGGACTCTGAATCTTTTTCGAATAGCACGCAATCAAGCCCGTAATTGTAAAACGGCTCGATCGTCAACGGCAGTTCTTCGCCGTCACCAGCACCGACTTCAACGCACTGGCCCGGCTGGTTGAATAGGTTCGCCAGCGCAACCAAAATTCCCTGTTCACCAAACTGCCATCCGCCTGACGTTTCTGTGAGCCACTCAAACTCCGGCCTATCCGCCACAAATCCTTCTGTCATACTGTCGCTCCGAGTATGTAGTCTGCCAAATCTTCAACACGTTCGGCCCATGATGCCGTCAGCTCCCCGACAGCGTCTGGCAATGCCTTCGCTGCCGTCTTGCTCATGACTTCGATCAACGCATCCTGTGAAATGCGGCAATGCTCTGCCGCTGCGTATGGCGTTCCTCCAAGTTGTTCGCAAACATCGCCCAGCGTGTGCTGCCATTTAGCGTAAAACTTTTCAACCGACTGAATTGGCGTTTTTGTTTTGACGGCTGCCGCCACTCGCTGCTGCTCGATAGCCAGCAACGGCCGCAATCGTGAAATTACGGCCATTCTCTGAACGGCTTCCGTCTCTGGATCGTCCTCCGGCTCAGGGTCTTCGGGAACGTCTGGCGAATCCTCTTGCATCGGTGCTGTAACTGTGATCGCTGGATTCTGATATTCATCCCCGCCGTCATAGGGATTCATGTCCAGTTTTTCGCGTGCTTCATTCGGGCTGATAACCGTTGCTGCAATCAATTTTGTCAGGTATTCCGCCTGCTTGAGCGGGTCCATTCTCATCAGGGCATTGGTGTTAAACTTGAAGTAGTGGGTTTCGCTGGTCAACTGGCGTTCCGTCAGCAACGATCGATTGCAAGCGGCCTCAATGTGAACCAACCAGCGGTTTAGGCAGTTCGTCAGGTACGCCAAGTGCTTTTCTGCAAGGCTGTTGTACGACACTGAGGAATCATCGCCAAGAATCTCCTCAAGACAGAACCACATCGCAGCCTCTTGACGCTGAAATAGACGCTGCTCTATCCACTGGGAATCCTTACCGCTCATCGACACCATGTTTGCCTTGATGCCTTCGCGGAGCATTGCCGTTTTCCCGGTGTTTTCTGCCCCGTCGTGAGCCTCGCGGAACATTGACAAAAACTTCTTCGCTTCTTCCTCATTGCGAAACATGCCGCCAGGCGCTTCAAGAATCAAAGAACCGCTGAATCCTTTTTTGGCGAGGTTTCGAACCTGATCTTCCGCTGACAATCCGGCGTCCAGGCTGTTGCTCATGACTGCGGCTGCGTTCAGGCCCGCCAATCCGTTGAAGCTTAGCCCATGCACGAAAAACACGTCTTCGTCGGGAAACCAAACCGTCTGGCTGTCGGACGTAACACCGACCTTTTTAGCTAACGGCTCGTGCTGGCACAAAACGGTGCCGTGGTATCGCTTGCCTTCGTACCATTCGGAACTTGATCTGTCTGGCAACAGTGGCCAAAGAGCAACTGGCCGCCCGCCTTCGCGTTCCACAACACATCGCCAGTTGCCGTAGAGCAGCAGGCTCGGAGCACCAAACATTTTCCACTCTGGAGCCGTCTGGTAATCGTTCGGCCGCGTGTGGACGATCTTGTGGCCGGGGTGCGATCGCTCAATGCTGCTGCCGCGTTCCAGCCTGCGATGGCAGTTGATAGGCAGTTGCGAAAAGTGCCCGGCAATCTTGTTGACGGCATACCAAACCGGGGCGTATTCAATCGCACGGCGTGCTGTGAGCTTAGATGTGCCAAACTCCGGCGAAGTGCCGAAGAAAGCACCCAAACCAGAGCCAATTCGAGTCAAAAAGCGTCGAAACAGTTCCATATTAGCAGCCTTCAAACGATGAATAGTGAACCTGTCGGACGCGATGGAGCCAGCATTGCCAACCGAATGCCCATCAACAAAGCCACAGCAGCGTCTATTTTCTCGCTCGAATTCCGCTTATCTGGCATCATCTTACCTTGTGCGTTGCTGGTTGTCATCATGTTAAGGGCACACCAGCGAAGGATGTTGTCTGTCTTGTCCGGCGTGAACCTGTTTTCGCGAATCGCTGCCGTCAGTTCCTGCATCGGCTCGTGAAACTGAAAGCAGTTCTGAGGCATTTTAATAACGTCAAGTCCGGCCTGAGATAGCTCGTCGCCCAACTGAGCAGCGTTGTACGGGTCATAGGCCACCGCCCTGATACCAATCTCTTCCGCCACCCGAAGAAACTCGTCTCTGAGCGATGCTACGACATAGCGGACAACCGTCAGTTCGCCGGTTGCGATCCATCCGGCCCACGGCTGCTTCTTCAAATCTCGTTTTGTTTCATCAACGATGAATGACTTCGTAAATCCCTCGTAACGCCAGATCGTTTTGCCTTCCTCATCCTCGTCCACCGGGAATCGAGCAATCACGCCAAACGATGCCAAGTCATCACGGCCGCCGAGGTCAATCCCAGCGGTGATTGCGTCTGCATGTCGCCAGGATGAAAGCGTATCAGCCATATCATCCCAGTCAGCAGGCAAAATGAATCGTTCGTAGGCTGACACCTTGCGATTGCAGTGGTAGCGGGTAAATCTATTTAACTCGACTGGTGATGTCTTCGCCTTTGCTGCTGCTTCTCGCAGTGATTCCAGCCCGATCGAAACGCCGATATTGGGATTCGCCTTTGGCCACAGCGACTCATCCAAGGCGTCGTCGTTTTCGTCTAACTCGAAGATGTATGAAAAGTATGACTCGTCAACAAACTCACCACGAACAACGCCTGTCGCATAATCATAATCCTCCTGCCAGAGCTGGCTTGTGTCGTCTCCTGCCGTGGTGAAATCAATAATCAAAGGCTGCGAGCGGTTGCCAGATCCCGTCATCATGGTGTCGTAAAACTTTCGGTGATGCTCCCTCCATGCGTGCTTTTCATCCATGAGCACCATGTGCGGATTTAGCCCGTCAAACGGCTTATCGCTTCCGATGCAATGAATATAGCCCTTGTTGTGACTGAAAGTGATCTGCTTATTAATTGGCGTTGAAAGAGCTTTGACGTGTTCAGACTGGCTCCTCATCCGCTCGATTTCGGCATACATCACCTTTTGTGCCTGCTCTTTTTTTGTAGCACACAACACAATCTCTGCCACGTCTTCCGGCCGTCCCGTGAACGGATTCACGTCTGCCATTCCGCCATCGAGTGCAATGCCGGAACCCAATGTTGATTTGCCGTTTTTTCTGGCCATCGTCCAGAACACCCGGCGAAACCGTCGCGTTCTGTCTTCGCACCGTTTCCAGCCAAATATGTTCCAAATGCCGAACAGTTGCCACGGTTCGAGATTAAATGGCATCCCTGAGCTTTTCCCGATTGAATGTTTCAGCACCTCGGGAAAAAAATCACAATGAGCTGAAGCCACATCGAGGGAAAAGTAATACGGAAACTCCGGGCTGTTTTGTCGTTCCAGATCGTCCACATATCGCTGCACTGCTGCCCGATGCGAAACACACGACACAATGCGACCGCTCAGCACGTCTTTCACGTACTTATCAACGGCTTTATGTGTGTCGCTTTTACGCTTCATCCTCGCCCCATTCTTGCCATGATTTTGGCGAACGGATCTTCCTTTTTGTCATCCAGCTTTAGACTAGTCAACTTCTGCCGACTGGCTGGCGTCAGGCCCAATTCCGGAAGCAACTTATTGAGTTGCTCGCGAAACTTATTCATTTCCGACACGTAGGCGTTTCGCGTTATTGTTCTGTTGCCATCTTTGTCAAAGCCTTCAATTGCGAGTCCAGTGTCAGCAACTTTTTCGCGGGCTTCGATCCATTTCGCATAAGTCGTGCAATATGCCACAAGCACTTCGCGAGTATCAGATGACAACACGCCGTTCGCTTTAAGGTCCACACTCAGCTCGTTCCACTTTTGTGTTTCCACCTCGCCGAACCAGTCAGGCATTTCTGGCGATAGTCCATCTGCTTTTGGCGCAGACTTGTTTTGCCGCTTTGGATTTTTCCGGAATGCCCCTGTTGCGTGCTTGACTTCTGCTGCCAGTGGTTTTCGTCCTCGTGCCATTTCCTAAAACCTCAATTTTGTGGAGATATGCGTGTGGGTTACAGGGATCTTCTCTTCTCTCCTT